AGATAAAATGCAAAACCTTGCCAGTATGTTTGCGCTTAAACCAGATTACGACCTTGCCATAGAGTGGGCATTAGGTGCAGTAACTGATAGTGAAAGGCGTAAATGGAAAAGAACAATGAAATCGGAGATTTTTAAGACTATGGTTAGAGAGGAAAGGCAAAAACTATTGCAAGACCACGAGCTTACAGAGGATTATACCTTTGAGCTTATGAAAGAGACCATTACAATGGCTAAGGATAAAAAAGATATATCCAATCTTATGCGTATTGTAGAGAATTTACAAGATTTACATGGTATGAAAGACAAGGATATGGTTAAAACAGTAGATAAACTTGAAGTTGGTAGTGCATCTAGACTTATTGATGAGCTTAGAGAAGAAGAACAGCACTTAATAGCTACAAGGACTACTACAGAACCTAAAGAGGAAGATGATTAAAGTATTATTACTTACAAGCTTGTTAAATGTGGGAGATGTAATAGCTATGCCTCCTAAACCATTTAAGTATGAATTTAGAAGGAAGAGGGGGAAGAGTAACAAAGGTCGTAAAAGAGGCGGAAATGGACTCCGATAAAGGTGCTAGAAGTTATAGAGGTCAAATTGTTGGTGATAGTATGGCTATTACTATTAATTTTAAATGGCTTTTACAAATACTAGCAGCAACTGCTGTAGTTGTATATTCTTTCTGGAAGTTAGAAGGTAGAATACAAACCCTTGAAAGAAACATGGAACTTGCCTTAAAAGAGATAGAGCTCCATGAGGCTGAAAGAAAAGCAGCTGAACAAGCCCATGTACATGAAATGGAAGAAAGAATGAAATGGTATGAAAGTGAATTAAACTTAAACCCTTTTAGTTGGGGTAATAAGAAAAAGTAATGGATTATGAAGAACAATACGAGCGTAAGAAAGTCTATGAAAAGCTATATAAGAATATGGCTCTTTTTGGAAGAATATGCTTCCCAACTGCCCTTCATAAAGAAATACCACCATTTCACCATGATATTTATAAAAACTTAGCGAATCCTGATGTGTCTAGGGCTGCTATTGCCGCTCCTAGAGGTACAGCTAAATCTACGACTACCAGTTTAATATATCCGCTCTGGAAAGCAGCATTTAAGCGGAGTGATGAAGACCTTTTTATGGTCATCATATCTGAGTCTCAAGCTCAATCAATTAACTTCCTCTCAAGAATCAAATATCATTTAAATAATTCGGATAAATATCGGGAACTATTTGGAGATTTAGGAGCTAACACTGCAAAGCGTTGGACTAACACAGACATAGTACTAGCTAATGGTACCAGAATTGTCGCAGTTGGAACAGGACAGCGTGTTCGTGGGTTTATTGAAGGTGATACAAGACCAAACTTGATAATAGTTGATGATTTTGAGTCAGAACTTAACGCATATACAGTAGAAGCAAGAGTTAAAAATCGTAGATGGATGACTGAAGCTGTTATTCCTTCATTGTCAGATGATGGAAAGATTGTGATGATAGGCACGGTGATATCTGAAGATTGCTTTTTGTATTGGGTTAAAGAAAGCTCCGCTTGGAATGTGCTTTGGTATGCAATAACAAACGAAGATGGTTCTTCCATCTGGCCTGAAAGATTTCCACATGAACGAATAAAACAAATCGAAGATGAGTATCGTTCTGTAGGAAACATTAATGGGTTCTATCAGGAATATATGAATATTGCTCAGAGTCCTGATAGTGCCCCTTTTAAGCCAGAATGGATGAAATTACATCATTATGATTATGAAATTAAAGATGGTCAAAGTTGTATGGTAAGAACTATAGGTGAGGAGGAGACAATTATACCTGTAGAAGTGTATGGAGGGGTAGACCCAGCATCAAGCTTGTCAATGAGGGCTGACTTTTTTGTAATTGCTATGATTGCAGTAGATGCAGAAGGAAATCATTACTCTGTAGATGTATTTAGAGATAGAGTTTCTCCTGAAAAGCAACCTGCTAAAATTATAGAAATGTATAAAAAGTATAGACCTCGCAGAATCAAGATAGAAACTGTTGGCTACCAAGAGGCTCTAAGGACTGCAGTTAGGGAGTTAATGAGAGAGGATGACTTGTATATACCAGGTCTTGAGAAAGGTGTGAAGCCAAGAACCAGAAAAAGTGAACGATTACTCTCCCTCGTTCCAATGTTCGCAAAAGGTTCATTTTATTGGCGTCCTCAAGACCTTGAGCCTCAAAAAGAGTTCATGGCTTATCCAAAGGGAAAACATGATGATATAATGGATGCTATATGGACTGCATTAGAGGGGGCTAAGCCTTGTAGAAGGACAGAATGGATAAAAACTGAAGAAAATTCATCAATTAAGAAAAAAATACTTGACTGGATGACATTATAAGTCGTAACTTAGACCCATGTCAGACCGCCCAAAAGTTGACCCTAAGCAAAATCCAGAAGAATTTGTTGATGAGACAAGCCATCTTTTTGACGTCTACTCAAAAGAAAGAGACCATTGGGCGAAACATGCAAAAGAAGACAAAGAATTTAGATTAGGACGTCAATGGACTAAAGAACAAGAAGATATACTTCTTGCTAGAGGTCAAGCTCCAATAGTAGTTAACCGTATACATCCTGCAGTTGAAGCAGCAAAATCAATGCTTACTTCAAATAGACCATCTTTTAGATGCGCTCCCAGGGAAGATTCAGATAATAAAGTAGCTAATATACTTTCTTCATTACTTTCATATATGTATGATATATCAGATGGAAGTAGCGTTATACGTCAAGTTGTAGATGATTATTATACAATGGGTGTAGGCTATATTAATGTATATCAGGACCCTATGATGGATATGGGTAAAGGCGAAGTATGTATACATGATGTTGACCCTATGGATGTTTATGTAGACCCTAATTCTCGTAGTAAATTTTTAGATGATGCAGAAAATATTATAGTTTCAAGAATGTTTACTAAAGAACAGGCTGTTAAAATGTATCCTATGTATGAAAAGGCTATTAAAAATGCAGCTAGCGACCAGAGATGGGACGAGATTGCTACAGGCAGAGCAAATGATTTTGCTTCAACATTTCCTGAAGATGTTAAAGATGTTAGTGACCAAGAATATGTAAGGGGTTATGAGCGTTATTTTAAGGTAATGGTTGAAAAGTACAGAGTATATGAAGCTTTTTCTGGTAAAGAAGATTTACTAGATGAAGAAAAGTTTCAATTATATGTTCAACAACCTGCCTGGATTTTAAATGGTACTCAGATAATGACTGATGAAGCTAAAGTTCAAGCTTTAATTCAGCAAATGCAGATGCAGGTTCAAGAACAGCGTTCTCAAGAAGCTATGCAAGCAACAGCTATGGGGCAAGACCCTAATACTATTTTAAGTCAGCCAATGCCTGAGATACCTGTAGAGCAAGTAACTTTTGCAGATTTGGTTGAAAAAGGCATGATAGAAGTTGTTCAAGTTTCTGTGCAAAGAATTAAAATGTGTGTTATAATGGGTGATAAGTATCTATACTCAAGAGTATTACCTATAGAGCATTATCCAATAGTTCCTTTTATGAATATTCACACAAGAACTCCATATCCTACATCAGATGTAAGGATGGTAAAAGGAATGCAGGAATATATAAATAAGACAAGGTCTTTAATTATAGCGCATGCTACTACCTCTACTAATGTTAAGATATTAGTACCTGAAGGTAGTGTAGATATGAAAGAATTTGAAGAAAAATGGTCACAGCCAGGAGTCGCAATTACATATGACCCTACAGATGGGGCTCCTATGCCTGTGCAACCAAGTCCATTACCTAATGAGTTATATCATAATGAAACAACTGCAAAGTCTGACATTGACCATCAGTTAGGTCTTTATGAAATGATGATGGGTAATTCACAAGCAGCGCCTCAAACATATAAGGCGACAATATCTCTTGATGAATTTGGACAAAGAAAGATTAAATCTAAATTAGCTGATATAGAAGCTGGATTAACAAGAGTAGCTCAAGTAGCTATACCCTTGATGCAGCAATTGTATACAACTAGAAAGATTTTTCGAGTAGTACAGCCTAATAATTCTTTATCAGAATATGTTATTAACAAAAAATTAGTTGATGATAAAACTGGTGAAATTGAGATTATTAATAATATTACAGTAGGCAAGTATGACGTGGTATATGTGTCTGGTAGTACTTTACCCTCAAATAGATATGCTGAACTTGAATTTTATATGGATGCATATAAGAATGGTATTATTGATAAGCAGGAAGTGCTTCTT